GGATTTTAAGCGTTAAAGACCAAGAACTGTTCAATTAAGAAAAGCGAAAAAGGTAAAGCGTAAACCTAGAAAAGGTTGTGAATGATGTTGAATTCGAGATCATTATCGTTCATATAGTCATAAAGTGTCATGGAGTCTGGTGGAGTAACATCAGGCTGGAGCACGAAGTGTGCGATATCCCATTTTGGTTGGTAGGATAGAGGACCTTTGTAGATTGAAATCGTCTTGCGGACGTGTTCGATGGACGGGAAGGATTGGAAGTCAATGATCTGTCGGACAGATTCATCAATTCGGAGGAAGCCGGGAAGATGAGATTGAACGTGAAGATAGGTATCTTCGTCAATTTCAGTTCGGTCATCAAGAAACTCGTAGTATACGTCACGACAAAAGTTGTGAAACGTAGAGTCTTGACCACAGGAAGCCCAGGCCATGCCGACTGCGCGAGCAGACATGTATTTGGGTCGTGGGCCACGTTCTGGGTAGCAGAGTTGGGCGACGAGTTTGCCGATGGGGCGGCGGGGCATGCCAAAGTTGCATTGATATGAGAGAGTTTCAATTTTTGAACGCATAACAGTAAGGACGGACTTTGTTTTAGAAAGGACCATGCCATAGCGGGAGAGAGCGTATGATTCAAGGAAAGTAATGAAATCATCAAGGCGAGAGATTGACCATAAGGAGAAGCCGGAGTTGTCATCACCCATGATAAATAGGAGGAGGACGTCAATTTCGGGGTCGGAAGCGCCAAATTCACAGAGAGCGTCTATGATAAGGAAGAGGTTGCCGAAGGAGTCGAGAAACTGAGTATTGAGGAGACCGGAAGGTACACCTGCAAAGCGGCGGACGTAGGAAAAACCATCTGCAGTAATGAATACCATGTTGTGGTACCATGTAGCGAGGAAAGAGATGAGGTTGATGAGCCGGGAGGCCATCTTTTCGGACGTGAGGTCAGGATACGAGGGGTACTCGTAAGTGGGGGCATAACCGTGATTAACAATGAGGAGGCGAGGCAGAAATTCAGTAAAGAAAATGAGCGTGATAACGAAGGGGAGTCGTTGATCGAAACCAGACCAGTCAATGGTAAAGAAGGATTTGTAGGACTGTGCGATTTTATCGAGGTAGCGGTTTGCGCCACGGATTGTTTCGAGACCATACATAATACAGCATTGAGGGGAGCGAGCGAGGACGTGAGCTGGGAAGGTGAGCATTGATTCGATTGTAAGGAATAAGTCATCAACAGCGTAAACGGGTCGTTGCTTGAGGTTGCCATCGCGATCGGAGATGTGATTGCGGGTAAAAAGCATTGTTGGACGTTGAAGGAAAAAGATTCTTAAGGAAGAAGCTAGATCTGAGGGAGCGTTTCTGAATGGAGCGGAGGTATCTTTGATCCAGTGAATGAGGGAGCGGGCAGATTCGAGAAAGGCATTAATGTAATAACCTTTGGAAGTTCGTTTCTGTTCGTATTCTTGCGGATGCGAGAAGATAGCATGAATGTTTGCTTCATATGAGCGTCTATTATAGTAGCCAGTGCCGGTAGAGAGCGGACGTTTGTCGTATTGGGTATCGACAAAATGAAGGGGTTGGTATGGCGGAATAGCCATTTTCTTCATGACATGAGACATAACTCGGGAGAGACGGGTGGGTTCAACGGGTTGTGAGGGGAGCTGGGGCTTAAAGAAGTCGGATACAGTAGCATCTGTAGTGCCGAGGGGGCGAGTAAATTTGCGGACCCATTGTAAGTATTGGGGGTAGCGAGAGCGTACAAGACGTTCGATTCGAGGGTGGATTTGAAAGCCAGATTCGGGTACTTCTTGAGTAGCAGTAACAACGTTGGTGGATTTGAATTCGAAGGGGAGGAGATCGATGCCGGACGGGGGAATTCGGGAGTCGGGGACTTGTTCAGTGCGGAGACGGTAAAATTCATGAGGAAAGTTCTGTTTTGCGGATTTTTCTTCGAGGATGTGTCGGATTGATTGATATTGTGCTTCGTAGTCACCTTGTTTGTCGTAGCGAGAGAAGTCGTTGTGAAAGGACTTATAGATTCGTTCGATGTCGGAGTCGTGATGAGCGTTCAGGGCAAGTTCAGGATCGTCATGTTCGCGTTGAAAGATCTTGTGATCCCATAAAAGGCGAGTAAGGCGTTCGTGAAAGTAGTCGCGAATGTTCTTAAGCATTGTAGCAGAGGAGAGAAGAGTAATATTCCAGAGGAATGATTCTGTGAATTCGAGTGCGGCTGTTAAGCGGGGCAAAGT